TTCGGCGGTGGCGGGGCGTCCGGCAGCTGGTCGGACAGCTCCAGTTCGAGCAGTTCCGACAGCGGCTCGGGAGGGTCAGATTGAGCCTGGCCCTTTACCTCGAATTAGCTGTTAAAAGATACAGCGTGTTGGTACATTAGGTGACATTACGTGTAGGTGAACACGCCGAACACGCGCGTCTGGGCAGCGCAGACACCAACCGACCATCACCAGGGGAATTCATGCTGCAGGACGACACGACGCGCACCATCGAGGAGGCCTATTGCTCGGCCGCCAACAGTTCCGACCTGCGTGTCGAGGCGGACCGCCGCGGGGATGCGGACATCCTGATCGCTGCGGGATGGACGCCCGGGCGCGTGGGCGCGGCGCTGCTGCGGCTTCACTCCGAATGGGACCGGGTCGAGAAGCCCCAGCGTCCCAACGCCGCGGCGGTGGCGCGCATGGCGGCGGCGCTGACCATCAACCAGGTGATGCAGCTGGGCGCCGAGCTCCTGGTCTCGGTCGGCTCGCTCAAGCCACCGGCGGCCACCGATGCAGTCGCCAAGGCCCAGGCGCAGGCCTGGTACACCACCGAGATCGAGCGGCAGCTGATGCAGCTCAAGACCTGGCCCGAGGTGCGGGCTGGCCTGGTGGTGATGGCGCAGGGCTGGGGCTTCGCCGATCCCCTGGGCATGGCGGCAGCGGTGCTGCGCTACTGGCTCGACCAGACCTGCGGCACGTGCCACGGAACGAAGTGGGCGCTGGTGCCCGGCACCGACCGCCAGTCGGGCAAGGCCTGCCGAATGTGCCACGGCTCCGGCCTGGTCAAGCCGCCCTTCGGCGAACAAGGTAAGCGCCTCGCAGCTTGGCTCGACGACTGCGCGTCGACGGCGCGGGGTTCGATCGGTCACCGCTTGCGCGCTACCCGGACCTGACGCTACACTCCCGCCCGCCGATGGCACAGACTGCTGAGTCTGTCGCGCGGTGACTCTCTGTTGAATGACGGACGTGCAGCATGTAGCGGCGTCTCTAGCACTCGATGGATAGTCACGCCCCTCGGATCCCCTCATTCCCCAAGCCCGCCCGGCAGCAATGCCCGGCGGGCTTTTCGTTTTGCCGTCGCCAGGACGTGTCCTCACGCCTGATCGCTCACCGGGCACCTGCTCCTGTGCGGCGGCACCCATCCATGCCCCTCCGACCCTTCAAGCCCTGCGGCGCGCGCGGCTGTCAGGCGCTGACCCGCGACCCATCAGGCCGGTGCCCCGCGCATCCGAAAGAGGCCTGGACGAAGCGGCCCGAGGCGCCCAAGCGCATCACCGGCCGGCGGCTGCAGGCGATGCGCGCCGAGCTCTTCGAGCGCGCGCCGCGCTGCGCGGAGTGCGAGCGGCGCGGCCGGCTGACGCTGGCCACCGAGCGGGACCACATCGTGCCGGTCAACGAGGGCGGCACCGACGACCCCTCGAACATCCAGGGCCTGTGCGGTCCCTGCCACGAGACGAAGAGCAAGGCCGAGCGGCAGCGCGCGGCGCGGCGGCGGGCCTGACCCCCTCGGCCGACCCCCGGCCCGCCCTGGCGGCCCCCTGGGCGCCCCCGACCGCGCGCACCGAAACGGTGCGGATCGGACCCCCGACCGGCCCCCTGGACCCCCGGGGGGGTCGAAAGTCTGCAGGGTGGGCACCGGAAACCGACCGCTTCATCGTTTTTTTACGCCCGCGAAAAATGAAATTCAGGAGTTGCCCCGATGGCTGGAACTTCCGGGCGTTCCGGACGCCGGCCTAAACCGACCGCTCTCAAGGTCGCCGCGGGCAATCCGGGCAAGCGCGCGCTCAACACCGACGCGGTGGACTTCGAGCTGGTCACGCACATCGTGCCGCCCGAATGGCTGCAGGGCCCGGGCCGCGAGCTCTGGGAAACCGTCGCGCCCATGCTGTGCAAGCAGCGTGTGCTGCAGGCCACCGATGTCCAGAACCTGGAGATCTACTGCGCCGCCTACGGGCGGTTCCGCGCGGGCGAGCTCTCGATCGCGGTCGACGGGATCGTGGTCGCCGGCGCCCAGGGCGGCGTGGTGAAGAACCCCGCGGCGACCGTGGTCAACGAGGCCGTGCGGCAGATGAACAGCTACGGCGCGCTGCTGGGCCTCGACCCGTCGAGCCGTCAGCGCATGCACGGACCGAAGAAGGCAGGGGAGGCGAACGAGTTCGTGGATCTGCTAGGGTGACCTATGGCCGAGATCGACTATCCCGGCGTCGCCGCGGCGATGCAGTTCGCGCGCGACGTCGTCAAGGGCCAGGTGCCCGCCTGCCTGTACGTGCGGCAGGCCTGCCAGCGCCACCTGGACAACTTGGTGGCGAGCAAGAAGAAGGACTACCCCTACCGCTTCGACGAGAAGGAAGCCGAGAAGAAGATCCGGCTGGTCGAGCTCATGCCCCACACGAAGGGGAAATGGGCGCGCGGCAAGCAGCTGGTGAAGCTGGAGCCCTGGCAGAAATTCGGGATCGCCTGCACCTTCGGCTGGCTGCGGAAGAAGGGCGGCAAGCGCCGCTTCCGCGAATCGTACTGGGAGGTGCCGCGGAAGAACGGCAAGAGCGTCATCGCCGCCGGCGTGGGCATCGCGATGTTCGTCGCCGATGGCGAGTTCGGAGCGGAGGTCTACACCGGTGCGACGACCGAGAAGCAGGCATGGGAGGTCTTCCGCCCTGCCCGGCTGATGGTGCAGCGCTCGCCGAAGTTGGTCGAGCACATGGGCATCGAGGTGAATGCGCAGAACCTGTGCCGTCCCGAGGACGGCAGCCGCTTCGAGCCGATCATCGGCAACCCAGGCGACGGCGCCTCGCCGTCCTGCGCGATCGTCGACGAGTACCACGAGCACCCGTCGGCCACGCTCTACGAGACCATGCTGACCGGCATGGGCGCGCGCGAGCAGCCGCTGATGTTCATCATCACCACGGCGGGCGCGGACATCGAGGGACCTTGCTACGACAAGCGCCGCGAGGTCATCGAGATGCTGTCGGGCGTCACGCCCGACGAAGAGCTCTTCGGCTGGATCTGGACCATCGACGAGGGCGACGACTGGAAGGACCCCAAGGTGTTGGCCAAGGCCAATCCGAACATGGACGTGTCCGTGTTCCAGGAATACCTGGAGAGCCAGCAGCAGCGGGCGGTCCGGCAGGCCCGGTTCACGAACACCTTTCTCACGAAGCACCTGAACCGGTGGGTCACCGCGAAGGCCGGCTTCTTCAACATGGTGGACTGGGCCAAAGGGGCGGATCCGTCGCTGCGGCTCGAGGACTTCCAGGGATGCTCCTGCATCCTGGGCCTCGACCTGGCGCGAAAGCTCGACCTGGTCGGCATGGCGCGGGTGTTCTATCGGGACGAGGCCGACGGCCGCCGGCACTACTACAGCGTCGCTCCGCGGTTCTGGGTGCCGGAGGACACGGTCTTCTCGAGCGACAACCAGCGCATGGCCGAGCGCCTGCAGAAGTGGGTGAACACCGGCCACCTCTGGACCAGCAACGGCGCAGAGATCGACTACCGGGACATCCTGGCCGAGGCGATCGAGGCGCGGGGCAAGGGTGCGGTGGAGGCCTGCCCCATCGATCCGCACGGATCGACGGCGCTCCAGCACCAGCTGGACGAGGAAGGCATGACGCCCATCGTCATCACCCAGAACTTCACGCACATGAGTGACCCGATGAAGGAGCTCGAGGCGGCGATCGCCTCGGGCCGCTTCCATCACGACGGCAATCCGATCATGACCTGGTGCGTCGGCAACGTCATCGGCCAGCACGTGCGCGGCAACGACGACATCGTGCGGCCGATCAAGCAGGGCGCCGACAACAAGATCGACGGCGCCGTGGCGCTCATCATGGCCATCGGCCGCGCCCTGGTGCCGCCCGAGCCCGCATCCGCCTACGAAGAGCGCGGCGTGCTATTCATTTAGGAGCCCCCATGGGCGTTTTCGATTTTTTCCGGCGCGAGGATCCGCCGGCGGCGCAGCTGCGCCCGGCCGCGGCCGAGCCGGTGCTCGAGCTGGAGCCGGCCGCGGCCGCTGTCCCGGAGGTGCAGGCCGCCGCCGGCAGCACGGTCTCCGGCCATCAGTTCGCCGGCCTCGACGATCCTGCCTTGCTGGAATACATGCGGGGCGGTGCCTCGACCAGCTCCGGCGCCAACGTCAACGCCACCCGCGCGCTGATGAACATGGCGGTGCTGCGGTGCATGACGCTGATCTCCGAATCGATCGGCATGCTGCCGCTCAACCTGCTGTCCCGGGACGACAAGAAGGAGCACCTGAAAGACCACCCGGTCTACCGGCTGTTGCGCCGCAAGCCCAACGGCTGGCAGACGCCCTACGAATTCAAGTCGGGCATGCAGCTCAAGGTGCTGACGCACGGCGATGCCTACGCCCGGGTGGTCTGGTCCCGCGGCCGGCCGCTGCAGCTGATCCCGCTGGACCCGACCCGGGTCACGCCGCGGCTGGGCGACGACTTCCAGATGGTCTACCGCTACCAGCGGCCCGACGGCGGATGGCTCGACCTGCCGGCGCGCGAGGTGCTGCACCTGCGCGACCTGTCCGCGAATGACGTCTCGGGCCTCTCCCGGCTCAAGCTGGCGCGCGAGGCCATCGGCCTGGCGCTGCAGACCGAGCGTGCCGCGGCAACGCTCTTCAAGAACGGGATGATGGCCTCCGGCGCGCTGTCGGCGCCGGGCAAGCTCTCGCCCGAGGTGGTGGGGCGGCTCAAGACCTCGATGTCCGAGCAGTACAGCGGCGCCGAGAACGCCCACCGCTGGATGGTCCTCGAGGAAGGCCTCAAGCCTGAGAAGTGGGCCACCACCGCGACGGACGCGCAGCACATCGAGAACCGGAACCACCAGATCGAGGAGATCGCCCGGGCTTTCGGCGTGCCGCGGCCGCTGCTGATGATGGACGACACGTCCTGGGGCAGCGGCATGGAGACGCTGGGCATCTTCTTCGTGCAGTACAGCCTGCAGCACTGGTTCACGGTGTGGGAGGAGGGCGTCGCCCGCACGCTCCTCTCCGAAGAAGAGATGGACGACATGCAGCCCAAGTTCAACGAGCGCGCCCTGATGCGCGGCACGTTGAAGGACCAGGGCGAATTCTTCACCAAGGCGCTCGGCGCCGGCGGCCAGGCGCCGTTCATGGCCCAGAACGAGGTCCGCGACCTCCTCGACATGCCCCGGTCGAACGACCCCGCGGCCGACCAGCTGCGCAACCCGATGACCCAGAAGCCCCCCGGGGCCGACCCAAGGAAACCCGATGAGCCTCCTGTCCCTGCCTGAGATCCGGGCCGACCACCGCCTGGGCGCCGCGCAGTTCGACGTGCGCCCCGATGCGCTCGAGCGCTGGCAGCCCGAGGTGCGTGCCGCGCAGTCCGACGACGCACAGTCCATCTCGATCTACGACGCCATCGGCGAGAACTGGGAAGGCACCGGCGTCACCGCCAAACGCATCGGCGCCGCGCTGCGCGCGATCGGCGACAGCGACGTGGTGGTGAACGTCAATTCCCCGGGCGGCGACTTCTTCGCCGGCGTGGCCATCTACAACCAGCTGCGCGAGCACAAGGGCAAGGTCACCGTGCGTGTGATGGGCCTGGCC